CAGTTGTGTTTCCAGTAGTAAATCTAATTAGATATGCGTCACCATCGTTGTAAGATGTTACGCCTGATATTGTAGTTGTATATGTGTTTACCCCACTTGCAGTTCCTTTTGGAAAGCCTCCACCACCACCAGTTATTACTTTTGGCTTACCATCAGCACCATTTACCTGAAGACCTTTTGGCCCAAATATATATCCACTGGCATCAGTTACTTGCATCGTAAGAAAGATAAGTTTGGACCTTCCTCTCCGCTTATTATAAACGTTGTATTAGCGTCAGTTGATGTGGCTAGTATCTGGTCACCAGCATATAGTATATAAACCATATCATCAGTAATAGTGTCACCATGATTTAATGATAATGAATATATATCTACAGTAGATGCAGTTGAAGCTACATACTTCTGTACAAGAACATCATAATTAGTTACGGAGTTTGAGAATCTTATATAATTTATGGCACAAACATTTTGAGACCTACACTCGTATAGTATTGTGCTAGTTAAGCCAACCGTTCCTTCGTTACTAATAAGAGCCATCTTACCAAAGTGCTACTATACCAGTTGCAGATGTTGTAGATGCAAATACTCTGATAACTTGGATAGGTAGAACAACTCCAGCAGGAACAGAGTTAAATGTAACGTCATCACCTCCAGCAGTTAAAACTCTAATAATACCACCAGAACCAGAGTAAAGTACACATGGCCAAGTTTCAGTTGGGTATCCAACGTAAGGAATATTGTCGGTATCACTAGGTGTTACTGCCGCAGCTCTAGATTGTTGTAGTTTTTGATATGCCATTTTTAATCGTTTTTTATAGTGTTAAGGGCGTTTAAAATAGCCGCAACATCAGAAAGGCTATACACACCTTTTTTTGTAGCTTCATCTAAAGCTCTTTCAATTATCATTAATGCTTTTTCTTTATCCATTATTAAGGTATTAATTGAATTTTATATGGAGTTCCGTTATAAATAACCTTGATGTATTCAATGCCTCCAATGTTAGTTACCAAGTCATTACTAACAAATAAAGATGGTGAAGGCGTATCACCATTGACGATTCCGAATCTAGTATAAATTCCACCAAAATCGTATGCTCCAGAATCAACGAAACAAGAAAAAACATTAACACCTTTTGTGTTTAAAGTTAAACTTGAGCCGATTGGAACTGACTGTATAGAAATACCAAAAGCAGGACCTAAAGCACCATATACATCCCCCATATATATAGAGCTATATCCACTAATAGAATCAATAATTGCAGAAATTAAATTAGTACCTGAAGAACTAAGACCTATGCCCCCAATAAAATCTCCAAATAAGCCAGTACCATAACCGAAATCATTTTGATACAAGTTTGAATCAACAAGACCACCAAGAGCATCTGCCATTGGAATGTAGTTTAATGTAATTGGAAATGTTAACCCTGCAGACACAGTCTGAGCAATGTCATCAATGGTATACGTTAAATCGTTAGCGTTTACTAACGCTGATCGTCTGTTCACATTAGTTGTAGGCTTGATCGCCTCAAACTTTGTTCCTGCTGGTATATTTACTGGCATCTTATTTCTTTTATAAAGTTATTATTTCTTAGTACTCTTTCCGTTTGCTCCGTTCCTAGCTCTATTCCTAGTTGGAGACTCAAGTACAAATTTACCATTTTTTTTCATACTAACATCAGAACCACCTTTTCCGTCAATACCCCTCTTTCTCCTCTCTTTAGTGTGCTCTGCTCTGTAGTTCTTTTCAGACTCGCTTTTATTAAGCTCCCTCTGATACTCTCTCCTCTTCTCCGCTGCTTTCGGGTTGCTTGCGTAGTACTTGGATGTCTTGCTCTGTCCCATAGAATATCTTATTAATTAATAGGTTTGGGTTGTTTAGTTTTTCTTTTCTTTCGCTGCATCCGCAGTCTTCTCCAGCTACTGCCTTTACAACCTTCTCTATTCCAGTTGCCTTGGTTATAGCATGAACGGTGTCTCCGAATCCGTAGTGCTTTTTAATTATAATCATTTTCTGTACTTTGCAGTTTTTTCAGCTATTATTTTTGGTTGCTTTACAACGCTACCAGTTCCCCCTCCCTGTCTCTTAGCTCTTGTTGTAGCAGCATACTCAGATGAACTTAATGACTCAATTGCCTTCTTTGGTAGATAACGCTCACCAGTTTCTTTGCTTGGCTTGCCACTCTTTGTTGTCCACTCTTGCTTTGTCCACTTAGATAAGCTGTTTGACTCGGACTTCTTTCCTGCATATTTACCCCCTGCCTCTTTATACTTAGATACAGCTATCTGTGCCTTTCTTGCAGACCACTGACCTGGGTCACCACCCTTGCTCCCAGACTTAACGCTAGAAACAATGCGACTCCATAACTCTGGATTTTTCTTTTTAGCTACAGACATCTTACGAACCTTTAACCCATTTCTTGCTTGGAGATGCGGTCTTGCTTGGTGACCACTTTACCTTGTCTGCCCAGTATGCAGCACTCATCTTGCCTTTTGCAATGTTCTTTGCGTGACGGCTCTTGAATGCCTCACGCTGACCTGCTGTCTGATTGGTCTTAACTCCCTGCTGTCCAAATCTAATGGTTCTCACCTCATCACCCTGCTTCGCTACAACAATGTGGCTCTTTGTTGGGTGACTTGGAGTTCTTTTAGGTTTATTAAAACCTTCAACACCAGCTCTTTCTAGCCTTGGGTCTTTCATTTTTTCTTGGCCATTTTTTTCATAGCGGCCTTCATTCCGTACTCCTTAATCATCTCTTTCTTAGACTCAGACTTTTCGTGCTTCATCTTGGCAGATTTGCTGGCATATTTTTCGCCAGTCTTTTTTTCGGATACCATCTTTTTCATTATCTAGGATTTATTTTGTTATCTCTAATTACTCTTTTGACAGGCTGGCCTTCTTTGTTGTATCTAGTTCTCTCCATTCTACTTCCTCCGCTAGGCATGTTGTATCTTTCTGTCTCAACCATTCCGCCGCCAACAGTAGGTCTCTCAGTCATGGTACCCTGAACCTCTTGTTCATCAAACTCACTTGATATATCATATTTTCTTCGTTTAAGAACATCAATAGCTTTATTCTTAAATGGTATATTATTATAATTAATGCCATTCTGCATTCTATCATCAATGCGTTTTTGAATACCGCCTATCATTGCGCCTTTCATTCCGCTTTCTATAGCATCTACTACTGGAATATATGGCTTTTGAATAATCTTCTCGGTACGTCTTAATTCTGAAATAGGCTCAGTAAATGAATGAACTATTTTTGACCTCTTTTTGTATATTGATACAGGCTCCATTGTTTGATTACTAGCTGGTTTAGTACCATTATCTTTTACACCTGGAGTTGTATTAGATGTTACTCTTTTAGCCTTTTTATCTGGCCCTGTAGTTTGAGATGTGGTTCTATTTTTCATAACTTTGTTTTTACGATACAAATATAATAAAAATGAAAATAATAAATAGAAGAAGAAAACGTGTCGATAAAATATATTATGGAAGAGACACCAAGTTCGACTTCCTTAAGCACTGGGGTATAATTAGGAAGTGGGCTAGGTTTCAATATGGACTTAAGTCATCTGCCGATATAGATATGTTGCTATTTCTGTACTCAGAGAAGATATTCACTAGATCAAGGTTTAAAGAGTACTCAGCATTTATGAGCTGGGATAAAAATAAGTTTGATAGACTATTGAGAGAAGGATTCATTGTTATATGGAGAAAAAGAAAATACGGAGAGAGCAACCTGTATGAACTATCGTTTCAGTCAAAGAAGATGATTGCCAGTATGTATAGAAAGCTAATTGGGCTAGAACCCTTCCCTGAAACTCCGAGACGCAACAAGGTGTTTAAACCAAACGGCTCTTACTCAGAGAGGATGCTAGCCCAAGCTATAAGAAAGTTTAACGCTGACTTTAAAGAACGCAAACAACATCCTTCTCCTGAAGGACAGTAAACCTGTTGCTGTCTATTACAACGTCATAAGAGTGAACCTTATCGAACATTATCTTATCACCGATTGATATTCCAACAACGTTTATTCCTGGCTCTACAACAACTCCATAGTGATACCTCATGTCTTGGTACTCCTCTCCACTTAATATCAGACCGCTCTTGGCAGTCTTCTGTTCTACAATCTTCTCGATTAATAAAAATTTATTTAGGACTTTCATCTGCTCTAATGTTTGTTATAATTGCGTTAGTACTCATAATAGTTGTTGCTACAGATACAGCGTTTAGTAGTGCGTTCTTAGTAACCTTAGTTGGGTCAATAATACCCATCTTAATCATGTCACCAAATCGCTCTCCCTTCACGTCATAACCATTACCCTTGTCAAAGATACCCATGGCTATCTCGGTTGGCTTCTTGCCAGCGTTAATGAGTATCTGATCAAATGGAGCCAGTAGTGCGTCATGCATAATCCTTGCGGCAACATCAAACTCATCGTAAATCATGGCAGCACACTCAGACAACGCAATACCACCTCCAGGAAGAATGCCATCCTCTATGGCAGCCATAACTGCGTACACAGCATCATCAATCCTGTCTCTCTTTTCTTTTTGCTCAATGTCGCTCTGAGCTCCAACATAGATTACGCCAATTCCGCCAGATATATTGGCTATCCTCTCTCTTATAAAGTCTTTGTCTTCTTTGTTGTCAGTCTGATCAACCATAGCTTTTAGGTCAGCAATGTGCTTGTCAATTTCCTCCTTAAAGTCTGCGTGGTGCATGAACACCGTAACGTCTTTCTTAACAATAACCTTAGCAGCCTTGCCTAGGTCAGATAGACCAATGATTGATAGATCATCACCAGTGTCTTCACTGAAGTATGTTCCGCCAAGAGCTACAGCTAAGTCTTTTAACAGGTCTTTCTGTCTGTATCCAAATGACGGAGGAATAATATTGCATGCCTTAATTTTGCCCTGGTATACGTTAACGTTTAACGTCTGTAGTGCGTTTGGACCTAAGTTACCAATGATTAGTAACGACTTCCCCTGAGAAACGATTGGTGCTAACACCTTCTCTAAATTTGATATGTTGTTTATCTCGTGGTCACAAATCAATACATACGGGTTGTCAAGAACACACTCCTGCTTCTTTTGATCGGTAACAAAGTATGGTGACGTGTAACCCCTCTCGATTCTCATTCCATTTATAATCTCAACCCTTGTCTCCGAGTTCATGCTGTTCTCAACAGTTACAAGTGGAACTTCTGAAAATGCGTCACCAATCATCTTACCAATCTCTTGGTCATTGTTTGCTGATATTGTCGCAACATCGTAAAGCCTCTTTCCGTTAACCTTCTTAGACATCTTGTCTAGCTTGTCAACAACTTTCTTTGATAGCGCAGATATTCCACGTATTACCTCAGTAACATTGTGCTCAGGTGTTAAGTACTTGTCAGAAGCGTCAATTATTGCCTCTGCAAGCACAATTGATGTGGTGGTCCCATCTCCAGCAACAGTTGCCGTCTTGTCAGCGGCCTGTCGCATCATCATAACGGCCAAGTTCTCAGTCGGGTCGTACAGATTGATTGACTTTGCAACCGTAACACCGTCCTTAGTGACAGTAATTCCGCCAACATGGTTCTCAGACTCGATGAGTACCGTCCTTCCTCTTGCTCCAAGAGTACTTTTTACCGCTCCAGCTATCTTTTTGATGCCAGATTTCAACTTTTTTTGGCCATCATCGCCAAAATGAATCTCTTTTACTATCATTTTATTAAATTTTACACCAAATTTACTAATTTTTTACTTTACAAAACAAAAAAAGGGGTCAGTGACCCCCATTTTGTAGTTTTTATTCAAAATTAATTGCCAGAACTTTTCCTTCTGTTCTGTCTTTCTAATTTTTGTCTGTTAAGTGATGTTACAATCTTAGACTGAAGCGAGTTTCTGTTGGTAGCATTTTCCATGGATGATTTAAAAGAACTTTTAGCCTCTCCATATTGCTTTGAACCTGCATAACCCTGCTGCATATCTATTGTGTATAGTTTGTTTTTAGATGGACCTCCCTTTTTTAGAGCAAAAAATCCACTGTCATATATTTTGTTTTCTGTATTCTCTCTCTCTGTTATTATTTTTTCTCCCTTGCTGTTTGTTACTGTTCTATTAAGTGGGCTAAGGTTACCATACTCATCATTCTTCATGAATTTCCCAGGCAGAATCTTGCCAGACTCATCCTTGTACTCTCCAGTCCAAACTTTTGACTCATAAACTCGCATTGGATTAACCTTCTCTTGAGCACTTGAAAGTCCAGCAACGTTCTCTCTACCTGCATATTTTCTAGCCTCTTTTATTTTTTTAATGGCAGACTTAGAGTAACTGAAGTCTCCCTCAAACATAGCACCTCTCTTGTCTTGTCTTGCCTGCTTAGTTAAATCTCTTAACTGCTCTTCAGTCATACCTCTAAAATCCTGACCCTTGTACGAACCAACCTCGTATGTCTGCCAAAGCCTTCTTTCTCTAGTATCATGTTTACCTCTAGGAACAAGTGAAGTAGTTTTCACTGTCCTAGATGATTTCTTAATACCTCCAGATTCTTTTATTCTTGGAGATTTATCTTTTACTCTTATAGTCTTAGATTTATACTTTGGCTCTTTGAAGTCCCAACCCTCAACCCCCTCTACAACCTTCTCAGTAACCTTAGTCTTCTTAGGTTTTGTTGGTTCAGTTGGAGTTGGAGCTGTTGCTTGTGTTGTTGCAACTTCTTCCATTGATTCAGGATTTGGAATCTTTCTTGGGTCTTGTCTGCCCCATCTCACATCTCCTGCTACAATAGAGAATGCAGGCTCACTATTCTTTGGGCTTTGATTTATAAATGACTGCCTAACTTCTTTAGGTGCTGAAGCCATCTCAGCATTATATTTAAAAAGCTTAGTTTTATATGTCTTAGAACCTGGCTTATAGTTAAGCTCGTAGCTAGATGCTCTCTCCCCAGAGGTTGTCATCTCTGTCATCTCTAATGGCTCATCATACTCCTCAGAAAGTTTATCTGTTTTACCAGAAAGATATCTGTTTACATCTGCTGGAAACTGCTGCGATACACCCCTTCCCTTTCTATCTAATTCTATATCTTTATATGCTCCAGATTGATATTTCTGTCTGAATTCAGGCCAGCTAATGTATGTTCCCTTAATGTCTCCAGAATGTGATAAGTCAACAGTTTTACCATATACGTTTGGATCGGCTATCCTGTTTCCAGTTTTAGGATCTATATACTTGGGAGCTAACGTTGTTCTCCCGTACTTCATCATTGCCATTTGAACACAAATTTTAAAATTAATAGATTGATATGGACTTCATAGTAATCATAATCGTCCTCCTTTCCATATACCTCAAAACCAACGTTGAGTCCTACAGGTATCATGTTATGAATTTCTAGAAGCATATTCTTTTACAAAGATAGTATTTTTTTATTTTACATTCATCCTGTTTAAACGCCTTATATCTCCAGAACGAACGTTCTTTTCTTTTGTAACGCCTCTTTTGGTAACAGTCTTTTTGTTTTCTGTTTCGCTGCCAGTTTTGCTAATCTTTTTATCAAAACCAATTGTTACGTTTTTTCTTACGTTTCCAGACTTGTCATACTTTGATGTGCTTATAGACTTGCCACCTATAACTTTACCATGACCCTCCTCAAATATGTACTGACTTTCTTCTTTTGTTTTTTTAAGATTGCCAGACGGACCATACGTCTTTGTGGTTATCTTAATGTCTTTGTCTTTAGCGTGAAGCTGTGGCATCCTCACAAACTTACCTGGGGATGTCTGTATCAAGGTCTTGTCAAGCCTCTCTACTACCTTTCTCTTCGGCTTGGTATCTACTGGCATACTCTTTTATTTTTTCGTCATTAATACTAATCATCTTCAAAAGCCTATTGATTGATCTTTTGCTCCTAGGTTTTGGGTGCTTCTTCTTAGCTCTTGCCATTTCTTTTTTTTGTCAAATATACAGAATTTTTGGGTAATAGGGGGGATTGACGCGAGCCAGGCCGATCGGAAAACCGTTTGAAATTTATGGGGGGGGTCTTGATTTCCAGATTTTCAGTCGGATTTTTTGGCTTTTTGCCTGTATGCCATTTGGCATGGTGATGCCCATCAATATGTTACAATACTTATGTACATACATACACATTCTTTCCTGTCGGACGTTCGGCCTGTCGGTAGGTAGGTAGGTAGGTCTGTTATATAATTTGCATTATGTTAAATAGAAATGCATTTCGATTGGTCGGCATGTCGGTTGGTCGGTTGGTTGGCGTAGCTGTTGGCATACCTGTAGAGGGTAGGCAACACCTATCCCAATGTCCAGGATAGTTACATTTTTACAACCAATATTATGTAATATCCTGAAAGCCTTACCTAGCTTACGTTTCAGAGCGAAATGCCCGTGAACATAACCCGTCAACTACGTAGTTATACGTAGATAGCACTACGTAGTTATACGTAGATCTTTCTACGTAGTTCTACGTAATTTACAATCTACCTAAAAAAAAAGTGTATCATTTAGAAATAGAGTTACGTTCTTTGTGATGTAAGGCAAACGAGCCGACGGGGTTTTTTGACATCTTGGTAAGACAATAAACATTAACGGGGTAGGTCAGACCTAGAGTAGTGGGGTAAGTATAAAGACTCCCCAAAGCTACGGCAATCATTACACTACTCAGGTGGGTGATGTCAAAACCAGGTACGCAAGTACTTAGGGATAAAGAAGAGAGACAGCGGTTTCACGTGGCTGTCAAAAACTAGGTGCATTTAGTAAGACTAATTAATCGGAGCGAAACCGAATGCACCACTAACCAATAAATCAAATGTAATATGTCAAGTAAAATCATCAAGATTGATGGAGTCTTCGAGGTATGGGGATTCTTCAATGAGGGAATATTAATACGTACACAACGAGTACGCATCCCTTTTTCGCATCGTTAATTAACCTTTAAAAAAAAACGCTATGAAAACAATTGAAATAACAAACAAAATTATAGCTTCAGAAAAACTAAGAATAGTTATATGTGATGAATGGATAGTTGAGAGAAATGGAAACAAACTATCAGTACAGCATACTTATTACTATAAAGGTGAAAACTTTGAAGATTTAAAAAGCGGTTTAAAATATCTTAAAACAAAATTAAATTATTTAGTAAAAAGAGGATATCAATTAACAATACAATAATAAAACAAGGGGTGCGACTTGGTAACGCACATTTAAACCAAATAATCATGAAAGCAGTATTTTTTTTAATCGGAATGGCAATGACAACAATCGGAATAGTATTGCCTGTTGTATCTAGTGTAACGGGATTCCTAATGGATACCAAAGGTCACGCAATGGTGGTAGTGTATGTACTATTCGCAGGTATCGTAGGAGGCGGAATTTTAATCAAAAAGTCTAACATTTAAATCTAGAAACCATGAATACAAAACAATTTATCTGCGAGTCTATGGTGAATTATCTTAAGACTTGCTATTCAGGTGCATATGGTCAACTAAAAACTATTGATGTATACAGCGTATTCAAAGACAGAACAGATGAGGTGGTAAGATACCTACACGAGACAGGTATGATAAAAACATCTAGCTATGGAGGTAGAGGTGGTAGCTATCGTGGTATCGGTGGTACATATGACATTCAAGATGCAGAGTTACGTGCCATGTGTGAAGATGCGTGGGAAAACAATGCAAATAGAAAACGAAGTTTAAACAGTTGGTAATATAATTAAAATCCAGGAATCATGAAAATAACATTTGTAGATTTAACACCATATTGCAAATTTGTAGAGAATCTAGGTAGCTCAGACCTAGAGAGTGCAATAAAGGTACACGATGCATACTTGAGAAATTGCCATGGCGAATCAATAATGGACATAGGAATGAATCAATACACAGGCTATGTTTACTTTGCCCTAGACAATGGAATATCAATAGCATCATGTTTTGGTCAAGATGTAGAATACATCAAGGTTGATTTTAAAACTGGAGAGGAGGAATTTTTTAACACATATCAAGAAGCAATATCATGATAGCATACAGCATTATAATCAAAAGCTTTTATGGTGATTTGAAAACCATAAAGAAAACATTCAACGATGAAAACCACATGAAAAATTGGTGGGCAATGATGAATAGGAAAGGAGTAAAAATTATGGACGTATTTAAAATTGATTAACCATGAAACGAAAATTTAAAATTAGATTCCACCTTGGGAAAGGTGAGAACTATATGAAGTGGAGGATAGAAGATATCACAAACAAAAAGGTTTGGTTCTTTGACCCATCAGAGTTTGAAGCAGTAATTATAAACGGAAAACTTTACAATCAAAAATCAGCTGCAAACAAGATAAACCAGGGATCAAATAAAACCGTATGTGCATGGATTATGGCGGAAGATGTGGTGATGTACTCAATAGAAAATCTATGGATGAAAGGTCAGGTATCATACAATCCACGAGTAATGCCACATTGGATAGACAACAACGGCAACAATGCAGACAAGTTAGAATTTGAAAGAATGCAAATTGTAGAACGTAAAATATTTACACCATGAAAACAACTGAAATCAAAAAAATTCTTGAAGAACTACGCCAAGAAATTCGGCAAGGTACAATAAGCTACGGAGAGATAGCACAACTACAAAGCCTCAGTAAATACATTGAAGAAGGTGATGTTGAGTTACTTGAATGGGCTGGGGTAAATGAATTTGAAAACAATTAAAAACAAATAACCATGGAACTATCAAAATTTCAAGTTGTCTTCTACGACAACAATCAGAACGAGCTAATGGTCAAATGGACTGAGCAGTTCAGCTACGAAGATGCTGAGGCATACGCAAGGGATATAATTGCGACAACATCATGGAACGATGTGTCATCATTCTTAATCAATAAAATCTAATATCATGACAAGAGTAATTAAAATCTGTACAACGGCATGGGAAGAAGAGGACTTCTACCTAGTGACCACACTTAGTGACAACGAGATATCCGATGTCATTCAACCAATCGTTAGTTCAAGCGATGACTACAACAACGACACACTAGTAAACGCACTAAAGAGAGAATTCCCATTCGACTACATTAGTGTAGCAGAGTTTGACCAATTAATATTTTCGAACTTATGACAACAAGAGCAAAGTTCTTAATTGAACTAATAGACCTAACTGGCAACTCAACAAAATTGTTGGAGCTAGTGTGCGAACTATCGAAGGATGTTCCCGAAGAAAAGTTAAAAGAATTAATAACCAAAATAGAATCAAAATGAAAGATCAAATTTTAGCAAAGGGCAACAGGATGTTTTCTGTAACCTTTATCAAGAAGGATGGTTCTCTTAGAAGAATGGTCGCAAGGCTAGGAGTTCGAAAGGGAGTAAAGGGAGTAGGTATGTCGTTCAATCCATCGGACAAGGGACTAATGGTTGTGTTCGACATGCACAAGAGAGAATTTAGAATGATTAATTTAAACACTATAACTGAATTAAAATGAAAGCAAACACATATCTACCACTATTTAGTGGTTTCTACGGGTCAATTTGGAGCGAACCATGTTTTGATGGTGAAGAGGACTACTACAACATACCTGAAGATAAATGCTTCGAGGACTTTATTGATTGGAATATATACTACCAAGACATCGCAAAGAAGTACTGTGATTTCGTTGAAGGCAGTCTATCTGATTTTGTTTCAAGTATAAAATTCGAGAGCATACAAAGTCCAAGATTCTATAACTTTTCAAACGATTCAATCAATTGCGAGATTGAGTTTAACGATTCCCTGGTTGATCAATACATAGCGGACAACTATGATGCGTTTAGTAAGTACATCAGAGACAAGTACACAAGCCGAGATGGGTTCATATCGTTCTACGAGAACGATGCACCCCAGTGGCTAGATGGATGGAAAGAAGATAGTCACAAGGTAGGGAGCATACTAAACTTCATTTGCATTAACGAAGAGATAGAAGAGCCATACTATTTTGATGACCTACACATCTCCATGTACTACACAGACGAAATATCACAGCATCACATAACTGATGATTGTGATGAGAGTAAATAACTAAAACTACAGCCATGAAAACAATAGGCAAAATGACCATGATATTCGTACTATTTGTATGGATTCTAAGCAAAAGAAAAATCGACATTCCAGAAGACACGCATAACTATCTGACTATCAGTCTATTGGGGATAACGATAATGTTTCTAGTGTTGACCGATGTTGATTCTAAATGAAATCAACACAACTTAAACCCTTTATTTACAAGGACTTACGCTTAAAAATGTCGAAATGTCAATTTTTTGCCCAAAATATTAAGAAATATTTTTTTCTATATATTATTATACTATATATATATATTTTTTTTATTTTCGAATTAGGGTATAAAAATTAACATTTTAACATTATCCTAGTAAAATCAAGGGTTTAAGAAAAAAAAATCAACACAAAACCAACATAAACCAACACAAACCAACATTATGGAAGTAAAAGTAGGAAGCGACTTCTCAGGAGTAGGAGCGTTTAATCAAGCTTTAACCAGGCTTGGAATAAATTACAGGGAGTTATTTGCATGTGATATGGACAAATACTCAAGACAAACATTCATACAAAATTACGGAGAGCCTGAATACTTTCCTGAGAATGTTTATGATCGCAAGATACCATCTGAATCACTTGATATCTACATGACCTCTCCGCCATGCCAAGCGTTCAGTATGGCAGGGAAGAGGTTAGGTAAAGATGACGATAGGGGTATATTATTCTTCAATAGTTTAGAGTTCATCAGGGTCAACAAGCCACGATTTTTTATCTTTGAAAACGTCAGGGGTTTACTATCTCATGACAAGGCAAACAAGAAAGACAAGATAGGAAGAACATTCCAAGAGTGGATTGATTACTTGGGAGGCAAGTCGGTCAATGGCATAGCCACGATGATGCCTACAGAGGACTCCGTTCCGTATCACTTGCATTGGAAGGTATTGAACGCTAAGAAGCACGGTATACCACAGAACAGGGAGCGAGTATTTTTGATAGGCATACGAGATGACCATGACAACACGTTCACCTGGCCTGAAGATGAGGAGCTAACTAAGAGGCTCAAGGATGTGCTTGAGGAGAATGTTGATGACAAGTATTTTTTAAGTGAGAAGATGATTAACGGATTCACCAAGCACAACGACAACCATAACGAAAAGGGGACAGGATTTATATTTACACCCAAAGATGGTGATGACGTTGCTAGTTGTATTAGAGCAAATGCAGCTTTATGCCCTACTGACAACAGCATAAAAATAGGTACATGGAGAACACATGAAGATGGCAAAGGATTCAGAGAGATAGAGGATGGCAACTGCCCAACGATACCTGCAAGAGCTCGTGAAGATAGAAGCGGACAGCCTGTGATTAAAATCAACTCAGCCACATCAAAAGGATACGAAGAGGCTACTGAGGGAGACAGCATCAACTTCTCAGTGCCTAACAGTCAAACCAGGAGAGGCAGAGTGGGGAAGGGAGTAGCTCAGACGTTAGATACAGCTTGCAATCAGGGGGTCATTCAATACAACTGCAAAAGGCTAAATGAGACCATTCAGCAAAATGACCTGCCTATAGGTATGCCTAAAGTAATAGACACGTACAACAGAAAAGTTCAGGACCACTCACCTACACTAACAGAGCCACATCACAACACAACTAGGTTATGGGACGGAGTGAAAATAAGACGGCTAACCCCACGTGAATGTTTTAGATTGATGGATTTCCCTGATACCTTTACATGGCCTGTATCAGATAGTCAAGCCTATAAGCAGGCAGGAAATTCCATTGTAGTTAGAGTGCTAGAGAAAATCATTAAAAATTTACCATTATGAAAGCAAAAGTAAATCCGTTCTACCGATCAATAATCCTATATGTAGGTGATGACTTTGTAGAGATATTTTTTAACAACCTAAACGAGTGGTCAAGGGTTGAACTAAGGGGCAAAACGTATGATGTGTGTTTTGACTACCACGAAAGGGACAACTTTATAAACGATAAGGACTGGCTAAACAACATGGTATCGGCATACATAGTTGAAGACCACGACCTGCCGTTTTACGAAGAAAATGTAATAACCGAAGTAACACTATAGCTATGACAAGATACCTAATTAAATATGTACAGGATGGTGAGGAGCTAAGGATTAATATCAGCTGTCATGACGAGCAGATGGCAGAAATGTTTTTCGAGTGGGCACTACCCCAGGCAACCATCATGTCAATAGAGAAGAGTGTAGTACAAATCGTTACACCAAAGCCATGTCTAAACTAATTAAATACACAGTACTATGGATAAGTCAAAATTTAAGCATCCCGTTCTGGGTTGTAGGACACGTACACCTATCGTTAAATGTATACGAGGACATCCACGAGGTAATAATGTCGGCAGGAATGAATCTCCTCGTGGCGATTGGATTCGTGTTAGGATATATTGATGAACTAAAAAAATAACACAATGAGAGATTTATTTTTATGGACTCTATGTTGGGCAGTCTCGTACATACTATCCATCAAGAGCATACACATTTCAGGTAAGCTAACACTAGTTTTTCTTCTGGTTACAACCATATGTACGTTTGGAATTATTATATCATTTAGTAAACTATTTTAACATGAAAAATCTAATTTTATCGCTAGCACTATCGCTAGCAACAACACAAGCCATGTCCCAGTGGAAATTTCAAATGGTAGACAACGGTATTGACGATCCGTACAAGATAGCGTACAACTCAGGAACAGGTAGCTCCATACTCAAGATGGAGAACATCAACGGAGACGTAGTTCTTTACATAACCAACGTATACGTTTGTGACGAGCAGTCTCTCGTTGAGATGGCACTCGTGGTCAATGGTTCTTACAAGAAGTACCAGTCTGCATCGATGGTATCAAAGGACCACAAGTCTGTATACATATTTCTAGATATGAACAGCAAGGAGGGCTTTGTTGATGACTTCCACAAGTCAACCAAGATGATTATCAGGACGGGAGACATCACGTGCGAGTCTGACACATACGAGTTCAATATGTCTGGCAGTAAGTCTGCACACACATTTATGTTAAACGATTAAAAAAAAAGTAATGAGAACAATTAAATTAATTCTACCGATGTTACTTATAAGTTACATTGGTAATGCTCAGTTAAAACTTCCGTCAGGATACCAGTCTGTTGAGATGGGAGAGAACGGAATAGAGAGGGAGTACCACAAGGAGTTTGACAACGTTTACGATGCAATCAGGGCTCACAAGGTTGCCCTGTACATGAACGGAGTCGATACAACAAAGACCGTAGTCAACTACAAGAAGTTTCCAAACACTCCGATATTCTCATTCTTCTACAAGAAAGAAAATACTGACAACGTTTATGTAACATTAGTAACGAGAGGCGTTACTGGTTACGAGAGTGTGTTCTTGGTATGCTACATTGAGTACATTGACTTCTTTGTTAGTGACGGATACATGCTGTACTTTGACCCTGAAAAAAATAAAAGAAAGAATCATGAGTACTGAGAAAGTATGGGACAGAATAGTCTCCGACCCTGAGAATAGAATATTCAGAACACTAGATAGTTCTTGGTTCATTGACAACGGAGTGAAGATAGAGAAGTTTGACAAGGACGGATCCGTTAGGATAATGAACACGATGACGGCATCTGATTTTTACGAGCCGATAACTGGTGAGCAGTCTTTGTTCTTTGAGAATATAGGGTGGGAGGCTGGTTGTCTTAAGGTTAACATTGACGTATGTGACAGGAAGTTGGGCATCATAAACAATATGATTCGCATATCTGAGTTCAACCCAGGGTCTTACGATATTGAGAGCCTTAAGCGTAGGAGTTTAAAACTTTCTGTAAAAAAAGAAAGTTTTTTTGTGAGATTAGAGAAAATTTTAAAATCTTTGTAATCAATTAAATATAATATGGCACACTGGAGAAATCTAATGAAAGACAACAAGTACATGGGAGCATGGGACTTGGAGGTCAACGGCAAGTATGAGCCGAAAGAAGTAACAATTGACAAAATCTATCAAGACACGTTTGTGGGAGAGATGGGCAAGGAGGACAAGGTGTTCGTCAAGCTCAAAGAGTTTGAGAAGCCCATGGTATGCAATCGCTCAAACTTCAAGAGGCTTGAGACATTCTTTAATTCTTTCGACCCGAACGACTACGTTGGCAAGACAATCGTAATAACAACTGAGAAGGTCAAGAGTCCTCAAGGACTGGTCGATGCGCTGAGATTCAGCACTCGTCCGTTGCCAAAGAAGGAGCTACCTAGTCTAACTGACGAGCAGTTGGTAAAGGCTGTTGACGCTGTGAAGTCTGGGCGAACAACGATTGAGAAGATTAAGAAGCAGTACAGCATTACTGAGGACCAACTAAAAATGTTTAGCAATGATTAATGTAAGATCATCAAGTTGTCACCCACTCTTCTCTGGAAAACGGGGAGGACTGACAGACAAGCAGAAAGAAAAGCTAGACATGTTGATGTCTAAGGAAGACAGAACGTTCAAGCAGACCGAGGAGATGAACGGACTAACTGACAGGATGAACAGGATAGATGAGTTGAGCGATGGTGCTAAGACGTACATAGAGGATATGATTGACGAGAGGGTGTACGACTTTAGAACTACCGTGAATACCAGAGAGATGACCAAGGGTACAATGGTTGAGGACGAGTCTATCAACGTGTACAACAGGGTCATGTTCACAGACTATGAGAAGCTAATGCCAATTGACGAGTATGGATTCTTATCATACGGAATATCTACTGGTCACCCTGACATTGTTGACCCTATCTTACGCAAGGTAATTGACATAAAGAGTCCGTGGTCTAAGAAGACAATGCCTAAGAGCGATGTCAAGGCACTAAAAAAAGTTAAAGAAAGTGGTTACGATTGGCAAGTAAAACACTATCTTTACATGCTTGAAAAAACAACGGGCCAAAAATGGAGAGACGGAGAGGTTGCGTTTGTGTTGAGCAACACGCCAGAGGAGTTCATTCCAGACAACGAGACAGATGTTTTGCACTACATGGATGAGTTGAGTGATAACTTGAGAGTGACGATTGTGAAAGTAGAGCTAACAGACGATGACATTGTTTGGATGGATGGTCAGTTGAGGTTGGCTGAGGAGTATGCAAAAATGTATTTTAATTACCTAAATAATAAAAACAAATGAGTGATTTTAAAATGAAGGGGGTTTTAAAGGTTATAAACCCATCAGTACAAGTGAGCGAGAAGTTCACAAAGAGAGAGTTCGTATTGAACGAGCCACACGATCAGTATCCACAGGATATTTTGTTTCAGCTAACTCAAAAGAATGTTGACGTTCTTGACAAGTTTGTGGAGGGACAAGAGGTTGAGGTATCGTTTAGAATTCGTGGACGAGAGTATAACGGCAAATACTTTAACAACATTGAGGCTTGGAGAGTTGAGTCTCTAGGTGAAGCCCCAAAGGCAACACCAGTAAACGAGGAGGAGCCGTTACCGTTTTAATCTGCTGCTAATCAAGGTGGGTAGTCATGCTACCCACTTTAATTTAATCAATATGAAGTACGTAACAATAATACTATCTGCGTTACTTGTGTCTTGCAGTACTGCAAAAAAGTGTGACGCATATTCAATTAATCTAGGCGTTGAGTACGACTCAATAGCTGTGTACAGATATAGTAAGATGTACATTCCAAAGATACCATTAGACAGCGCAAGTGTAATATACTTTCACGACATAGTGACTGGTAGCTACAGAGTTGAGCTATACTGCAAGGGTAAAGTAGAAACAAGAAAATTTAAATTAAAATGAGCGATATAACAATGTGTCCTGGGATTGACTGCCCATTAAAGTCAGCGTGTAAAAGATACACGACAAAGCCCCATGAGTTTAGGCAGGCATACTTTCTAGAACCACCATTTCATATAAATGATGGAGGATTTTCTTGCGATATGTATTGGGGAGAGAATGCTGAGAACATATATAATTCTTTAAAAGAAGCAGTAGGTTTGTTTATACCAAACTTAAATGACGCTGTTGATTCTGTCAATGAACAGAATAAAGATCACAATTTGTGATATCAAGTAAGTTATTTAATTATATAGTTATGACACCAAGAGAGAAAGCAAAAGAACTATTTAGGAAGTTTATTCCCCCAACACAGCAATGGGATGATATAGATGGTTACATTACTGATGAGTATAACGCCAAACAATGTTCCTTAATTGCAGTTGATGAAATATTAGAAATGGACTTGCCTATTCTAGAAGAAGATGCGGATACATTTTATGACTATTGGGAAGAAGTAAAACAAGAAATAGAAAAATTATGAAACAAACAGCAGTAGAGTGGTTGGAAGATAACGGTTGGGTATATACGAAGTACCATAAGCACAAACTTAAAAATTTAATAAAAACCTTAATAGGGTATTTCGTATATACCTTGTTAGCAAACGTATTTTAATATGAAAATAGAAGTAAATGAACACGGAACAATAGTTCTAAAAGAAGTTTTCAATCCGATAAAACTACAAACAAAGGATGGTGAAACCTTAATAATTACAATGAGAGATAGTGGTTACGAAGTTTGTTATGAAAACGAATTTTATGAACTAAAACAAGGTAAGGTATCTAAATATAGCAGACAATCTTAATATGTTTGCTAACACAAAGCTAAATGACGTTTTAATGTCTTTTAGCAACTGTTATGCGGAATGTAAAACCTTTAAACAACAAGAACTATGAAACAAACAGCAGTAGAGTATATTAAAGAGAAATTAATGTGCAATGAATATTGGTATGAAAATATGACCTTTGACCAAATATTTGAACAAGCCAAAGAAATGGAGAAGGAGCAGATAATTAGAGCGCATTTAATGGCGAGATGTTATGACAATCCTAACTCACATAATGAAGCAGAACAATATTACAACGAAATATATGAAAGCAACACTTGAATTTAACCTACCCGATGACCAGCATGAATTTGACCTTGCTATACAAGGTAGCAAGATGTACTTAGCTCTATGGGATATATCTCAGGAGATCAGAACACTATGGAAGTATGAGGAGCTAAGTGAGGAGGAGTGGAATATGGTTGAGAGAATCAGAGACAAGTTCTATGAGATACTTGACGATAATCAGATTAAACTAGATAAATAATGAATGGATTTCTTTTAGGTCTAGTGTACGGAATATTATTAGGAATAATGATAGGAATTGCTCTGACACTAAATGCAATACTTTAATTGGTCCCGTAGCTCAGTTGGATAGAGCAACTGCCTTCTAAGCAGTAGGTCTTTGGTTCGAATCCAAACGGGATCACTAACCTTAATTTATACAACATGATAGATAGACAATTAATCAAATCTGTTCTTGGATTTAATTTTAAAACAATTGTAACCGATCAGAAAAATCAGGTTATTAAGTTCGGAATTGCGAGAACAATAAGTCCATTGGTCAATGAACGACCAGTGTATAAGAATAGGATAATAGACAAAAAATTTTGGACAAACTACAACGAAAATTTGTTGAACAAAATTCTAGACTACAGAAGAAACAACATTGATTACAGTTAGGGTTCTGTGGTTAGCCTCCATACGGGTAAAAACTCTACGCACACTGGTATGGCAGGTGTGTGTTTTTAAATCTAAAATCAATATTATGAAATGGGAATCAACGTCAACTGCCGACATTGTTGTCGATAGTGTAGTAGAGAGTGTTATCTCTAAGATTAGGTCAAGATCTTTAGTTGGAATAAAGAAGTACAACACAACCATGGACAGAAATGATTTATCAACTATCCAGTGGCTTAACCATCTACAGGAAGAATTAATGGATGCTATAATATATGTAGAAAAATTAAAAGGTGAAATATGATAACCTACTTTAAATCAATCAATGAAACAGATAAGCCATTCTATGTTGATGTTGATGTTGCCATTGAAAGGATAAAATTCGGCAAGTCAAAAGATATAGTAAAAAAGATTCGTTCTGCTGAAACAAAGGAAGAACGAAACAACATAAAGAAACAGCTACCATCAATACTATTTTCTGG